TATCACGGAGAACATTATTGGGGTTTTCCACTGCATTTATTACATGTTGGAAAAAATATATTTTAATAGTTCGAAACCATTAAAAATTAGTAATCGTCCTCGTCCTCGCTATCTATGGTTCTGGACTCGTCGGAAACCTGTGCTTTGGACTTGATGTAAATCTCAATCTTTCCCAGTGCTCCTACACTACTACGAAACATCAGTGGTAAATCTTGTTTTGGGTAGATTTGCATGTTTTGACTCAAGCCTGCTAATTTCGTGATACGAGTGAGTTGATCGGTTTCAAAGTCTTCATTGTACTCGTCTTCCTCTTTATCCTCTTCTGATTCACTGTCTGAGTCATCTGGTTCTCCAAAATCTGTCACACGTTTCATAACACCTCCTGCATCACACGTAAAACGAATCTGGAATCCCTTAGCTGTAATCATAACGGTGTTACCTATTCGAGTCATTCCTTTACACATTTTCTGATACTCTCCAGATGGAACGATAATAGGCTTTCCATATCCTGTGGGGAGATCTATTTTCAGATTTTGGATACCTTGAATCTTAACGTATGACGTGGTCACCCGATTATTTTCCTTAGGAGTAACTTGAATACCTAGATCGGTAGGTGCTTTGTCGTCGATGAACAACTCTACAGAGTCTCTTTTCTTAATAGATTTCAACATTTGGTGAAAATGGATCAAATTAATACCTAGATACATTTTCTCAGTCTTTTTGTACTTGTACACCGAAAAATTATCGGCATCGAGTTCAAGATTAATTAGAATGGTTCTATGATGGTCCATCATACAGAGACGGATTCCATTTTCGTCTACCTCGAAACAAGCGGTTTTGATGTTGTTCTGTAGAAGCTCGGCGGTTATCTTCATTATGTAACCTTCGCGAGTCTTTGCCTTGAATATAATCATTTTTTGAAAAGAAATAACACTTTAAGTTTACTTAAAAAATTTCTTGACAATGTATAAATGTCTATGAAATATATGGAAAATGTTCCTTACCTTGAGTCGTCGGATTTTAACCCCGACAAGTCCCTAAAACCTCAAGTCAACAATGGAAAATCGGTGGTGGTTATGTGTCAGAGTTTGGGCTGTGGTTATTGTACACAGGCAAAGCCCGCGTTTCAGCAGTTTTGCCAACAGACTAATGTTATGGCGTGCACCATTCAAATGGACTCCGATCCAGAACTAGGAAAAATTGTACCGGATCTCGACAAAGGGTTTCGTGGTGTTCCGACGTATCTTGGGTTTAACAAGGCTGGAAAGTATGTAAAAACACATGCAGGTGGTAGAGATGCGGCGTCTCTAATGGCATTTGCAAAGTCGTTGAATTAATTTAATCTTCTCGATTCTAAAGCTTCCGATTTGTCCTGCGTATCGAATGGACCCGTGCCATTCCAATCCGTTGTTGACCATCACGCACAAGACGTCGTACACCGTAAAATCATAGTCCACATAATGGTTATGTTGTTCCTTAACAACTGCCTGAATAATCCTTTTTTCTACATCCTTGCGTACGCGAGGATCTGAAAAAATAATACTATCAATAGAACATGAAGTTTTGTTCCCCATCTTTATTTGAACCGGGGATAGAATTTTATTTCGTAAAAACGAAATAAAGCTTATATTTTGTAAAAGAAAGATGGTTCGTGTAAATGGAATAGAGTTTCAGATCTATGAGCTCGACACGCTTAATACTTTTGTTCAGAGGATTGCAGCGCAGCTTAACACATTGCCTAAATATCTTTATTTCGAGGGTAAAATCGACATGTTGTCATCTCAAGATATAAAGGTTGAAGATTTGCTAAAAACTATTAAAAAGAATGCAGCTGAGTCAACCAATTTCAAGGAGTTTATAGAAGACCTTCGTGGCAAGCTTTCCAAAGATATTGATGTCAAAAGAGACGTCTTGTACGTTTGGTTAGCCTATAACACAAAGATAGATGAATTGATACAGATGAGTGGTATAATTTTAACGGAGATTGGTAGAAACCTAATAGAACAGGGTTATTTTATAACAGAAATCAATTTCAAAAACTTTTGGGAAAAAGAGCGCACGGAGGTAAAGAAAAGGTTAAAAGACGCCGTTCGACTTAATAAAACTTTAGCCGAAAGCCAGGAAGCAATGTATGAGAAACTAATTTTGATTAACGAAGGTCTTGGTTTTACCGAGTTCAAAACTGAACGTGTTAAGTTGGAAATTAGGTTGCTTTTAGACGATACATCTCTTCTCGAATTGTTCAACGATCTGGTTCTCAATGAGGCTGTACCTTTTGCTACAGCAAAACAGTACTATAAAATTCTTAAGGATTTCATTCCTCCGGAGGACTGGTCATTGTCTGAGGAAGAAATGCTGTTATTAAAGGTTTTCGGCAAAGAAAGTGTCGACATGGTTAAATACGACGAATATAGTGATGTAAAAATAAGAGTAACAGATGACGGGGACATTTTGACGACTTTGAAACTTAAGATGATTCGAGGGAATTTGAATCGCGATGAACTTATCGCGCGAATTTTACAAGTTTTTGACGTCTCTGGTAATATAGAATACGATAACGTAAAGGAAACCGAGGTAGTGGGGTTGTTCTATTTTCCTATGGAACGTATAAACTCTTATGTCTTCTCTGACCTTGTAATGAATAATCCATTATTCTCGTATTTAATTAACATAGATGAAAGTGTGAAAGCGACGAAGAAAAAATCAGAAAGTAGTCAGCCATGGACATATATACATTTTGACCACCCTAGTGTTGGTCATCTTACTGCTTCGATTAATCAGAAATACGTGATGAGAAATGATCCTGTCCTCAAAGAGGGGGATTCGGAGATCTTCCCAATCGGTTCCCCGTACATTCGTGTACGTGTTACTGGTCGTGATCGAAATGCTGTCGAGAAATTCCAAAGTATTTTGTCGAAATTGTTAGTGATTTACGGAGAGGAGTATAATGAAATACAAGGGATTTATCGACAGTTCATTCCAAACTTTGGGGCCGTTGAAGAGGGGCAAATTGAAGAGATAGACATGAGTGTTCCAGAGAACAGAGCTCCAGATGTTTTTGTCGCAAAGTACACTCGTAAATGTAATCCTGACCGTATGCCAACTGTGGTTACAGAAGAACAGGCAAAAAAACTTAAGAAAGAACAAGTGATGAAATTTCCTCGTAACGTACCTGATAAAGGTCCTCGTTACGCAAGTGATGGAGTGGACCAAGTGTACTATGCGTGTATGAATCCTAACAATCCATACCCCGGCCTACAAGTTAATAAATTAGAAAACTCAGAAAAGTATCCATTTGTACCGTGTTGTTTCGACAATCCTCAACAAGATAAGGAAAGATGGCAACATTACTTTCTTGGAAAGGGCCTTAAGTCCTCGAAGGGTAAAAAACAACAAGACTTGATCAAAACCGATAAGATTCTTGGCCCTGAGAAATACGGAGAACTTCCTCCAGATCTACAAAAGTTATTTGAATTATTGGACCCTGATCCTGAGTATAGATATATTCGACTTGGGGTGTATAGAAATTACAGTAGTTTTCTAAATACTGTTATGGTCAGTTTATACGAAGAGACGGGTATTATATCTTTAACCGATGAAAAAGAACGTATAAACCGCTTAAATACAGAAAGGAACAAATTATCAGCGCCCGGAATCGCCCCGCTATGTCGACAGTCCGTGTACGATGCCACCGTGAAAACTGTGTCTGCAAATATTAGAAATCCCGAAGTGTACTTTGATCCAAACCTTTATCTCCAGTTATTAGAAATTTACTTCAATTGTAATATATTTTTGTTTAACCGAAAAAGAATGATTCTACCGAGACATCTCCAGAGTTACTATTCTGATAAATTAGAAGGCCGCCCGTGTATCTTTGTTTATGAACACTGGGGGAGCGAATCCGATCACGCAGCGTATCCACAGTGCGAATTGATTGTCAAATGGAAATTTCGCACTCAGGACACCGAATACGTGTTTCCTTATACGAAAAGAGTGTCGAGAGGAATGCGTAACCTGTTTTCCCTTTTGCGACAGTCGTACGTTCTTGACATGCCGTTAAAAGAAACCGTATTTTCTTTGAAATCCCCAATCACGTCTCAACGTATCGATTCTTATGGAAAATGTAGGCAACTCGATGTAAATTACAGAGGATCAATCCTGACAGTTTTAACGGTTCCTATACAACCTCGTGCAACCGAAGAAACTCAAAGAAGCAATGTAACTAAGGTATCTCTAAGGACGGCTCTCGATTTTTTGGAGGAAGAACAAGGTGCTATTATAAGTCAAACTGTTATTGATGGTGTTCTGAAAGAAATTGTTGCCACAATAGGAAACGTCAATGTAACAGTTCTTGTAGAAGATAGCCTTCCCATGGAAAACATACCCAAAGGGAACGAGATCAGTTATCCGGAGAGTCGTGATTCCATTAT